TTTAATTGACCCCTTAATATTAAATAAGAATCCAGAAAGAAAAAACATTTTAATTGGTGGTCATCAAAGATTTAAAATTTGTAAAGAATTAAAATTTAAAACTATTCCATGCATTTATGTTGATTTAAATTTAAATGATGAAAAAGAATTAAATATTAGATTAAATAAAAATATTGGTGAATTTGATTTTAAATTATTAGAGTCACATTTTCAACATGAAAAACTTATTGAATGGGGTTTTTCACCTTTTCAATTTGATGAAATAAACTTTATTGATGACCCAGATGCTATAATTGAAAATAAAATAAATTATGGTAGTTCAAATTCAGATAATGATTCAGTTACATTTGAATTAACTGTTACATCTGAACAAAAAAAATCAATAATGAAAAAAATAAATCATTATAAAAAAAATAAAGAAATTTCAAATGGTCAAGCACTTTGCGAATTATTAAACATCTAAAAATGGATATAAAAAAAATAAAAGAAAATCCGAATAACCCAAGGATAATAAATGATATAAAATTTAAAAAATTGGTAAAAAGCATTAAAGATTTTCCAGAAATGATGAATGCCAGACCATTGGTAATAGATGAAAATAATGTGATTTTAGGTGGTAATATGAGATTCAAAGCATGCAAAGAATTAAATTATACTGATGTTCCAGTTCATGTTTTAAAAGGTTTAACTGAAAAACAAAAAAAAGAGTTTGTAATTAAGGACAATTCGAGTTTTGGTGATTGGGATTGGTCAATTTTAATAAATGATTGGAACAGTAAAGATTTAGATAGTTGGGGTATTGATGTATGGAATGAACAAAATGAAGATATTACTATGGTAAATGAAGGTGATGAAAACAGCGAATGGGTAGATATGCCAGAATTTAGTCCAAAAGGCGAAGTATTTAAAATTATAGTTTCTTTTTTGAATGAGCAAGATAGACTTGATTTTTTAGATAAATACAAAATTGAAATAACACATAAAGATAAGGTCACATGGTCAACCCATTATCCATATACAGGAACTAAAGATTTAAAAAGTTTAGAGTATGAATAAAATACCTAAAAGATTTATAAGAATTTGGATTGGTAATAAACCAATGCCTAATAAATTTCAAGAATGGTGGAATGATTTTAAAAAAATTCATCCAGATTATCATTTTATTACTTTAACTGATAAGGATATTGGCTCAACAATAAAAATACCGCCATATTTAACAAGGGTTATTACTAATGTTAAATGGAAATCTAGCGTATCAAACATTTTAAGATATTGTGCTTTATACCAAATTGGTGGAATTTATGTTGATACTGATATAATGCCTTTGAAATCTTTTGATGAAATTTTAAACAAAGATAACAGACCATTTTTAGCCAAACGGTCTAATAAATCATTTGAAAATGCAGTTATAGGTTCACCAGCAAATCATATTGCTTTTAAAGAGGTTTTGGAAAAATTGCCAAATTATTATGATAAACATTTGAATAGGCAATCATCTGTTCAAACAGGACCAACTTATATATCTTCTATATTATTTGGTAGAAAGGACATAAATCACTTGCCAATGGAAACATTTTACCCATTTAATGGTTTCATGGCACCAAAGAGAGAAGATAAAATCAAAATGTTTAGTAATAAAAATAATTTTCCTAATAATATGATTTGTGCGCATTTCAGCAACCATAGGTGGGGAGGCAAACCAACTGACAAAAGTAAATGGAATATCCAGTTTATATAGTTAGCAAAGGCAGATATGAAAATCCATTAACTGCTAAATTCTTATATAACGATAAAGTTGATTTTAAAATAGTTATAGAACCACAAGAATATAACGATTATCTACAATCAATTAAAAAAGAAAATATACTCATTACTGATTTTTCTAATTTAGGTTTAGGTTCATATCCTGCAAGAAACTTTGCGTGGGAACATAGTATTAGTAAAGGATTCAAAAAGCATTGGATTTTTGATGATAATATTAGTGCAATAAGAAAAGTTAATAAAGGTTTCAAAATTATTTGCAATTCTGGAAAAGCAATGACATCAGTAGAAAAATTTACAAATAGATATATTAATGTTGTTATATCTGGTTTTAATTATACAACTTTTGTAGTTCCAGGTTATACAGATAAAAAACCATTTCTAATAAATACCAAATGTTATTCTGGAATGTTAATCAAAAACAATATACCATTTAGGTGGCGTTTAAAATATAATGAAGATATTGACCTTTGCCTACAAGTATTAGATAAAGGTTATTCAACAATTTTAATTAATGCTTTTACAATAGATAAAATTAGCACAGTTGCAAAAATGAAAGGTGGGAATCAAGATGAATTATATCTAGATAATGCTAATGAAAAAAAAATATTAAAAGCACAATCTATTGAAAAAATATGGCCTCAATATTGTAAAACAATACTTAAATATGGCAGACCTCATCATCATGTTTATTGGAAATATTTTAAACATCCTTTAATTAAAAAGAAAAATATAATTGAAAAGCCCAAACAAAATTTTAAATTAAAGAAGTTAAAAAAAATAAATCATACTCCATTAAAAGAATTTTATAAAAAAAACCAATAAAATTTTATAGTTTTGTAATATGGCGAATCCGACAAAAACCGACATATTAAAAAAAGCAATGATTCAAGCGTTAGAAAAAAGCCTTGGCATTGTAACAACAGCATGTAAAAATGTTGGTATTCACAGGTCAACTTATTATGATTGGTATAATAACGATTTAACATTTAAAAAAAATTGTGATGATGTTGCTGAAATTGCTCTTGATTTTGGAGAATCAAAACTTTTTGAACAGATTGCTGATAATGTTCCTAGTTCAACTATGTTTTTTTTAAAATGTAAAGGCAAATCTAGGGGCTACATTGAAAGGCAAGAAATAGTTACGCAAATTTCTGAAATAGAACAAATGACTGATGAGGAACTTAATTTAAAATTATCTGAATTAAGGAATGCTTTAAAAAATTAGTTTTGAATAAAAACATTCAAGAATATAAAATTTTGCGTGAATTATACAGGCGTAAAATTAAAAATGATTTTAAAAGTTTTATAAAATATACCAAAAATGATTATTCTTTACAATGGTTTCACAAGCAAATATGTGAAAAAATACAATGTTTTGAGAATAAAGAAATAAAAAAATTAATGATTTTCATGCCACCTCAACATGGAAAATCTGAAATATCAACCAGAAGATATCCAGCTTGGACTTTAGGCAATAATCCGAACCAAAAAATTGGTGTTGTTTCATATAATGCAACAATAGGCGCGAAATTTGGTAAAGATATTCAAAGAATAATGACTGATAAAAATTATCGTTACTTATTCCCAGAAATTAATTTAAATATTGAAGGCAATGACGGATATTTAAAAAACAAAGCAGAATTTGAAATACCAAATTATAAAGGGTCTGTTGTTTCTATTGGTGTTGGTGGTGCCTTAACATCCAGACAAATTGATAAATTGATAATAGATGATATTTATAAAGATTCGCAAAATGCATGGTCAAGCACAATAAGGCAAAATGTTTGGGAATGGTATAATACAACTGCAGAAACCCGTCTGCATAATGATTCACAAATTTTAATAGTTTTCACACGTTGGCATCAAGATGATTTGGCAGGTAAATTGTTAAAAGAAGAACCAAATCAATGGACTGTTATAAAATATCCAGCACTTAAAACTGATGAATTTATTGAAAATGATATAAGAAAAATTGGCGAGGCACTTTGGGAGGATAGACATAGTAAAGAAAAGTTAATTAATATAAAATCAAAAAATCCTATGATTTTTGCCAATTTGTTTCAACAAGAACCAATGCCACAAATAGGTTTATTATATACAAATTTAAAAACATATAATTTAGATATAAAAAACGAAATAGGTGAGGTAAAAATTTATTGTGATGTTGCAGATACAGGAAAAGATTATTTGTGTTCAATTGCATATAAGGTAATAAATAATCAAGCATTTATTTTAGATGTTATTTATACTCAAAAAAGTGTTGAATATACAGAAATAATGTTGGTTGAACAATGTATTAAATTTGATGTTGTTGAGGCTGTTATCGAATCAAATAATGGTGGTAGGGTTTTTGGTAGAAATGTAGAAAAATTATTAAACGAAAAAAATTATTATAAAACACAAATTGTACCACATCATCAATCTAAAAATAAAATGGCTAGAATATTAAGCAATCAGAGTAGCGTTCAAAGAAATGTTTTTTTTCCAAAAAATTGGCAAATTAATTTTCCAATATTTTACGACCATGTTAATAAATTTACAAAGGCTGGAACAAATCAAACTGATGATTGTGTAGATACCTTGACAGGAATAGTTGAGGAACTAGAAAACACATCAAAACCATTTATTTATTAAAACAATAATTTGCTTATATTTGAAACATGAACAGTTTATCTAAATTTTTTTTTAACATTGGTGCCTCATTAACCAATAATGATATCAAAGGCATTTCAGGATTTTACCAATATTTAAACAACAGAAATTTTAATTTTGATTACCAAAATTTACCAGAATTAATAAATGATTCATACGCTAGAAATGCAGATGTTTATAGCATAACATCTTATATAGCAAGAAACGCATCAAATATTAAATGGCATGTAAAAGAATATTTTGCCGATGGAAGTCATGAAATTAACAATGATACTCCATTACAAAAAATAATTGAAAATCCAAATTCATATCAAACGTGGGGTGAATTTTTAGAGGAACATTATATATATAGATTGTTAACTGGAAATTCATTTATACATGGAATAAAACCAGAGGGTTTTGATTATTTTCAAGAATTAAGAAACCTTGTGAGTCAATATGTAGAAATTAAAACAAAAAATAATTCAAACAATGCCGATGATATAATTGGTTATAATAATATAAATAATATAAAAGATTTTTACGATAAAGAAAATATTTTACATACCAAATACCCAAATCCCTGTGATACAATTAGCAATTTATATGGTATTTCACCACTAGAAAGCACATTGAAAGTTTGGAAAACAAGTTCAGAAAGGTGGACTGCATCGGCTAATGTTTTAAAAAATCGAGGGGTTTCTGGAATATTAACTGATAATAGTGATAGACCAATGACACCAGAACAAGCAAAGCAAATGCAATCTCAGGCAAATCAGAGATTAGGAGGTTCAGAAAAATTTGGTCAGGTAATGGTATCAAATAAAAAATTAGATTTTATAAAAATGGGATTATCGCCACAAGATATGGAGTTACTTGATTTGGGCGTAATAACACTTAGGGCATTATGCAATGCCTATCATGTAGATTCTAGCTTATTTAATGACCCTGCTAATAAAACATTTAATAACAGAAAAGAGGCACAAAAAGCATTATGGACTGATGCAATTTTGCCAGAAATTCATAAAACAGAAAACGCGTTAAATTCATGGCTAGTAAAACCAATTTCACAATCTTTAAATAAAAATTTGGTTCTTTGCCCAGAATTGGATAACATCGAACCATTACAGCAAGATATGGATTTAATTGCTGATAGATTAACAAAATTAAGAATGGCTGGTATTATTTCGGGTAATGATGCAAGAAGGCAATTAGGTTTAGATTCAATAGATGATGAAAGCATGGATTCAGTATATATTTCAATGAATCAAGTTGATATTACAGAAAATGAAAATTTACAAAATGAAAAATAATTTTACTTATATTTGTAAGATATGCCAACACCACAAACAAATGAAACCAGAAACGAATTTTTGAATCGTTGCATGAGTGATGAGGAAAGTAATACAGATTTTCCAGATAATGACCAAAGGTTTGCTTTTTGCAATTCAGTTTACGATAATAAAAACCATAATAGATATCATGATGATTGTGATTGTGATAGTGATGATACCGATTGTGAATGTGATGAAAAGGAAAACGAAACTAAAGCACCAACAGGAAAACTTAAAGAATCGTTACAAAATAAGGTAAAAGAACACAACGAAAAAGTTGGTAATAATCAATCCAAAAGAACAACAGTCAATACCCTTTTTACGGTATATAAAAGAGGTGTTGGCGCATATAGAACAAATCCAGGTTCAGTAAGACCAAATGTTTCATCTCCAGAACAATGGGCAATGGCTCGTGTTAATTCATTTTTATATTGTCTAAGAAATGGCAGATTCAGAGGTGGAAAACATGATACTGATTTATTGCCAAAAGGACATCCACAATCCAGTAAAAGTTTAAAAAAATCATATACAGATTATCCTAAATCTGCAACAAATAATGCCAAG